GACCTTGTAGTCATTCATCGGCACTGACTTGAGGACACCGGTTACCGGGTTCACGGGTGCCAGGGTTTTCAGAACCTTGGGTCGGAACATAGAGAGAGTAAACGGAGCAGCAACCGAATGTGCGAGCACACCGGTTTGCGTGCCTCCAAGCGCGCTGACGTAATACTGCTTTCCATTCGCGTCCGGGGCATTGTCTGCCGCGATCGTATAGGTTGGCGATGTCAGACCCGTTTGGGTTGCCCCCGTTACAGGGGACGTTGGTGCAAAAGCCATAAAGGGCTCCTAAGGGGTAGACTGTCAGGTCGTGAGACCGTGAGTCAAGGTTAAGTCAGCCATAAAGCCGACGAATGTGGTCGTTTTGACAATAGAACCGCTGCCATATTGGCAAGCTGCCCCCATTTATCCGGAAGCCGGATATAAAGAGGCGGCACGCCTAAAGTAAGCGGAATTGTCCGTTCGACCGTTGTCCGAACCTGCTTCCATGAACCGCCCGAAGTCCCAGTAACTGATGTACCTAACCAACTACCGACGTTAAATCCTGCCTTTGTTGCCGCAGCATCCAATACAGCCACCGACTTGTATTCCGTAACTGTCGAAACAGTTTTGGTAATCCAAGTGACGCCTGCAGTGGAAGTTGCCGCAGCATTGAGGATTTCGCCGACGTTGGTAAAGTAATCAACTAACCAGGACCACGGGACGACCTCCCAAGCAGCAGGCAGCCAATCCTGAGGTGTGAAACCCAGAAGTTGCTGAAGTCGGTCAGTAGACCCGACTTGTGCTTGAATGGAGGCCTGCAAGCCACAACAATACTGTACGCGAGCTACCGTCGACACCTTCGTCCGTATATCGAAGACGAAATTAGTCAACGGTGGTGAATCGCGCAAGATCTCATGACTCGCGAATTCATCTTCGCCTCTAGAGACGATGCGAGATCTTAGATGAAACAAACCATCTGAAAGGTGTGTCCCAACTTCGTTCTCTAACTTCCATCGCCCCAGCGCTTCGGCAGCCTTCCTTGTATCGGAAATCAAGGGAGCCAATCCAAAAGCGTATTCGAGCCAAGTCGCCGCAACAATCTGGGCCCACCGCGCTTTGCGAAACACCGTCGTCCCCTTCAAGCCCCGTCTTTCTAATTCTAGACGGTTAAGACGCTTGTTGGTTAGATCGATGATCGCATCAAACGGTTTCCCAAATTGTCGGATGACATCTCCTAACTCCGCTAAGCTGGAAGCTCCAGACAAGGTGGAGAGTTCTGATTTGATCTTTGAATAGATCTTCTTCAGCGCTATCGCATCCGCTTTACTGCTCGAGGCACTAAGATGGCCGATAACTCCCGGGCTATGAGCAAAGCCCGTAAAGGTTTCGTGCCAACTCCTCGAAGCATCAAACGTATCCACAGCGTCGGCCGTCAGGCCTGTCGCTGGGACCACATCGACGAATTTGACTAAATCGCAAGAGAAAGGAGAGGCAGCGTTAGCTCCCTCAGCGATCAACTGCTTATAATTTGATACACCGGTGCCGGACTTACTACCTTTGAATTCAAAGAGCCACGGGTTACTACGCTGTTGTAAAACATCGTTGGTAAACAGGGTCTCGAAGTTTCCAAAGGATTGCTGGGTCCAAACATCTTTAGTGTACATAGTCGTCTTCCTATCGACGTAAAACGATAGCGGACAAGCCGCCTTCTTAGGCCTGGACCACGGGGGGTTACACCCTCACGGTTGTCAATAGAGATCTCTTATGAGTGTGCAGAAT